GGATGCGATCCGGTTAGATGAGCCTGATACCCCGTGATCCAGCAATATCTGGCTGATCGTGTAGTAATACCGGTCTATATGAGGCTGTACGTCCTCCTCCATGCTTTGCGTTATCTCGGCGAACGCCTCCTTGTTAGCCTTGGCTATCCGGAAGATGTTCGTGTTATAAGCGTTTATCTCCCTCTCGATAGCGTTGGCCGTCCGTTTGGCGTTATGCCTGTAGTGCTCGCTATTCCTAATGGCCTCCATGAGCGATACCGTGTAGTTATACACTTGGTCGTTAACGAAAAGCACCATGTAGGTTAGCGAGGTGACAAGGCCGTTCGTGTCCTTGTCAATCTCTTCCCAATCGTTGTATTGTTTCATGATTTTGATTTTCACTACTCTCATCATAGATGAATGCATCTTTCAACTATGATGAATGGTTAAACCTCTGTTTTAGCGAACACCACGCTTTCGTGATCTGGCCTCAGATGGGCCATGCAAGCAGATGAGTACTCGCAGAATCTCGCTCCCTCGTCCCGGAAGACGCATCCCCTGCACGGGATCTTGTTCTGGCCGTTATAGTACGGCCTGTACTTTTCCACGATAATTTTCATGTCTCCTACCAACACGATCAACCCGGTAGGGGTGTTCTTCAGTCTGTTGATTATTTCCATGATCTGTTTTTTAAAATGGCATGTCCTTGTCACAACTCCCGTAATCGTAGAACTTGGTCATGCCGTCATTATGCTTAAATTTCACTAATCCCGTGGCTCCATCTCTATTCTTGGCCACGATCAACTCTCCGTAATTGCGTTCTACGTTACCGTTCTTGTCCTTGACCTCGATCTTGTAATACTCCGGTCTATGAATGAACATTACGATATCAGCGTCTTGCTCGATAGCCCCGGATTCCCTAAGATCGGATAGGAGGGGTTTCTTGTCCGGTCTGGCCTCGTTTCCCCTGTTCAATTGGGATAAGAGCAAGAAGGGAACCTTTAACTCCTTCGCCGTGATCTTGGCGGTTCTGGACATCTTCGCTACCTCACGTTCACGGCTTCCTTCCCGTTCACCGCTCTCCGCCAATTGGAGATAGTCGGCCATGATTATCCCGCACTTGCCTTGTTTCTTCAGTATTTTACATCGTGACCGGATATAGTCCATCGTCACGCACGGGTTGTCATCGACGTAGATCGGAAGTCTCCAAAGCTCATTCACTGCCGTCTCTACCTTGTTAATCTCCTCGTTTGTCATATACCCGGACTTGAACCGTTCCGGATCTACGTCGCACTCGGATAGGATCAGCCTGTTAGCCAAGCTTATGTCGGACATTTCAAGCGAGAATATAGCCACGGGCGTGTTGGATTTTGCCGCCGATTTGGCCAAGTGAAGCATCACGGCGGTATTGTGGGTGACTATGTAGTCATCCGTTATGTACAAGGCCTTCTCATGCGATACCGATATGCACTGGCATTCAACCCTGCGGTTGGTCGGTGTCACGGACATCACGGTCAAAGGTTTGTTCCTCCGGTCTGGCCTCACTCTGTCGAATTTCCTTGGGAGCGTGAAGCATTCCCTAGGATTGTCCGCTACGATCACGAGCCTGAAACTGTTCCTTTTCCGCTCGCCATAAAGGAATGAGCGTCTTTCTCTCAAGGAACATTTATATCCTAAAGACCAGCAAAGTGTTTGTACGCCTCTCGCCAATTTAGCGCTCGTGGTGTTGTAGCATATAGCCCCATTCTTGTCTATATCCCCGTCTGTATCGAGAAGACCGTTCAACAGCTCAACCCTTTGATCCCTGCATGCGTCAATGTACATGTCCGGGATGAACTTCTCGTAGGAATGGACATTCAACAATCCTAGGCTCTTTAGCTCTGACAGGTATTTATTGACCTTCCTGTTCTCCTTGTTGGTCACTAGGAAGCGATCATCCGACACGATAACATCGTAGTCGACCATACCTTGGATCTTATCAGCGATGAACTTGTCCGGCTTGCACCAGCTAACCCCCTTGCTCAAGACTCCATCTCCTAGCAAGACTCCCATGAGATATGGGTGGATCACGAAATCTTTCTTTTCTCCGAATATCCCGGAGAAACGAGGAATGCTTATTCTGCCGGAATATCTTTCCTTGCTTATCAAGTCCATAAGCTCTAGGGTAGATACGACCCTTTCGGCCTTGGCGTTGAACTTGGAAGATATTACGCTCCACAAGTGGCTGCCACAGCATTCGATCTTGCGACCGTCCGAGAACTCGACCATGTATGTCTTGACATGTCCTTGCGGGAATATGCCGGTCACACGTGATTCAGCCCCGTCTACGGAGCAAACTTGGTCGCCTATCGCAAGATCCTTGTTCAGTTTCCATCCTGAAGGTGTCAATACCTTGGCATCCATCCTTAGAGCCTTTCCCATGGAGGGCCTAGCGGCTATTATCACCAAGTTTCCCGGTTGCCAGCCGTTAGTGATCTTATTCAGGTCGTGAAGCCCAGTGTCTACACCAGACCGGATGTTTTTCCTAGCCATCTCCACACGCTTGTATAAACCGTCCATGGAGCCTTTAAGAGCCTTGGATATATGCTCGCCATTGGACTTACCGATAAGTTCCTCCATGAGGCTCTCTGATCCGTTTATGGCCTTGTGCAGTACGTCACCTATATCCTCGTTGGAATAGATAGCGTTCTCAAGGTCGTTGGCGATAGCTAGCCCCTTCCTCTGTATGGACCGCTCCTTGACTATCATCGCGTGGTCCAGTATATGGGCCGATGACCCAATCTTGGAGGTAAGGGAGGCTATGTAGATCGGCCCTCCTATACTCTCGAGATCTCCGGATGACAACATCGCTTGGGTGACCGTCATCATGTCTATGGGCTTTCTCTCCTTGTATAGCCCGGATATGGCCTTGAATACCGATTGGTTCCTCTTGTCGTAGAAATCAGCCTCAGATAGTTCCGAGGCGATTTTCTCGAAAGCGTCGCTCTCTATGAGGCAAGCCCCTAGTATTATCTGCTCTATCTCCTTGGCTTGAGGAGGTAGTTTCCCGTCAATCTGGGACGATGTAAGTGAGGTCTGTGCGATGCTCGTTCTTGCCATAATAAACCTTGTTTTTGTCTATTGCGTTAATCAATGTCATTCTCATGTCAATCTCTTTAGCCCTGCTTTTTTTCTTGTGCTTCCATCCGGCATCCGTTGCCCAGAAATTTGTGCAAGCCTTCTCGAGAGATAGTTTTAT